TACCTGATGGGCAAGATGATCAACCTCGCCGCCGACGCGATCAAGGCGGCCGAGGTCGGCCTGGTCGCCAAGTGCGGACGCCGCGCCGTGCACATCGGGGAAGGGTACGAGGAGGGGATGCGGCTGGCGCTCGGGATCGTCGGCTCCCCGGCCGCGGCCAACGTCGAAGCTGAGGTGATCTGGGCCGACATGGAGACCCGCTCGGAGGGCCAGCGGGTCGACGCGCTGGTCAAGATGTCCGGGCTCGGCGTCCCGACCGAAGTGCTCTGGCAGAAGTGGGGCGCGACCCCGGCCGAGATCGAGGGCTGGAAGGCGATGCGGGCCGCCGAGGGGCTCCCGCCCGTGCCCGCGCCCGGCCCGCCACCCCCGGCCCCCGTGCCCGCGCCCGCGCCCGAGCCCGCCCCCGAGCCCCAGCCCGCCGAGTAGTTCTGAGAGGACCAGATGACCACACCACCGGCCCCGCCAGCACCCGCCCCACCGGCTCCCCAGCCGCCGCCAGCGCCCGCCCCGCCCCCGGCCCCCACACCACCACCCCCGGCCCCGCCAGCCCCGCCACAGCCGCCACAGCCCGAGGACCCGGCCGAGCTGCGCGCCGCGCTGGCCCGCGAGCGGGACGACCGGAAGCGGATCGAGGGCGAGCTGGCCGCGCTGCGCAAGACCACCATGACCGACGCGGAGAAAGCCGTCGCCGCCGCCCGCGCCGAGGGGAAGGCCGAGGCCGAGGCCGCCGCCACGCTCAAGGTCGTCGCCGCTGAGTTCCGCGCACGGGCGGCCGGGAAGATCGCCAACCCCGAGGCCGCCCTGGCGATCCTCGACCTGTCCAAGCTCGTCAAGGACGGCGACGCCGACACCAAGGCCATCGACGCGCTGATCGCCCAGCTCGCCGCCGTGCCCGCCCCGCCCGCGCCGCCCGGCCACGTCCCGCCTGGCGTTCGCCAGCCCGCGCCCGGCAACGGGTCCGACGACTGGCTGCGATCCGTGCGGCGGAACCGCTGAACGAGGCCGAGCTGCCCGACGAGACCGAGGACGACGACCCGCCGCGCTGCCTGCTGTGCCTGGCCCGGCCCGCCCGCCCCGGCTCGGTCTACTGCGGGCGGCTGTGCTGGTGGCTCGACCGGCTCCCCCGGTGGGTGTTCCGCTAGGCTGGCCGTCAAGTGCGTGCCCGCCTGCTGGACGCCGTGACGCTTGGGCCCCGCTCCGACCGTCCCCGCCGCCTCCGGTCGGGCACGCGCCATTATGGAGGGCGACCGCGCCGCCGCATTCTGCCGACTACCCGCTGGGCGTCCCTGTAGGACTCACACAGCCTCCGACCGGCCACTTAGGTACAACCACCCCGGCCCGATCTGTTAGGGATTTGCCCAGGTCAGCCGCGTCTTTGGAACACGGCCTATCGAACACCCCACGGGCCGGAATATGCGCGGGCCAGCGGTTGACAAAGGTTGACGGAACTAGACGCCGCGAGCCAGCGCGGGGCAGACTGTGCGTGATGCCGTAGCGGCGGGATGCCCGCGGCAGCCGGTAGCCGATTCCGGGGCGCTTCACGAGGTGGGACGCCGAGGCCGGGCCGGGGCGAGGCGGGATGCCTGCGCCGGGCCGGTGGCGCGCAAATGCGGCGTGACTCAATCCTGCCGTCACGCTGAAAGGCTCCCCCCTCATGGCTCCCCCGCTCGATTTCTCTGGCGTCATCCCGCCCGAATTTTCCACGCAGATCATCGAGGAGGCCGTGCAGGCGTCGTCGGTGCTGCGCCTCGCCCAGCTCATGCCGATGGGCACCTCGATCAGCACGCTGCCCATCCCGTCGACGCTCCCGACCGCGACGTGGGTCTCGGCGGCTGGCGGCCGGAAGGGCTGGACCGACCTGGCGCTGACCACCAAGCAGCTGCACGCCGAGGAGGTCGCGGCGGTCACGGCGATTCCAGATCAATACCTGGAAGACACGAGCATCAACCTGTGGGGCTGGGTCCGTCCGCGCATCGCGGAGGCTATCGCGGTCGCGCTCGACTCGGCGGTACTGTTCGGCACCAACGCGCCGGCCACGTTCCCCGCGGGCGGCGTCGACGCCGCCGCGACCGCCATCGCAGCGGGCGTCGACGCGGTGGACACCGTGAACCAGGCGATGGCCGCCGTGGAAGGCCAGGGCCTCAACATCAGCGGCCACGCGGCCGACCTGGTGGTGCGCTCGGTGCTGCGCGGCGCGAGGGCCACCACCAACGAGCTGCTGCTGGGCACTCAGCAGGCCGGTGACGTCGAGATCCCGACGATGTACGGCGTGCCGATCCAGTACTCGTCGTTCACCAGCGTCGGCGGCACCTATCCCGATTTCTTCACGGGCGACTGGGACAACCTGATCATCGGGGTGCGGCAGGACATCCGCTACGCGATGGACCCGAGCGCCGTGATCGCCGACGCGACCGGCAAGGTCCTGATCAGCGGCTTCCAAGACAACACGACGCCGTTGAAGGTGTGGGCCAGGTTCGGCGCGGTGATCATCAAGCCGGTCACGCGGCGCGTCCCGGCCGGGGCCGTCCCGTTCAGCAAGGCCGCGCTCAAGCTCAAGGTCACCCCGACCGAGGCCGAGGCCGAGCCCGCCGCCCCCGCGCACAAGAGCGGCAAGGCCGCCTGACCGTGACCGAGCTACAGGCGTGGGTCATCGTGGCCGAGGTCGGCATCGTCGCGCTGGCTTACCTGGTGACGCTGTTCCGGGGAGCCAGGGTTCCGTGACGACCCCGGCCATCACCTGGCAGTCGTGGGCGCCGCCGCTCGACCCGCCCACGACTGGCGGGCTGCCCGCCGCCACCGCGCAGGCCATCGCCGACGCGACCTGGACCGACGACCCGCACCTATGCGCCGCGCTCCAGTGGGAGAGCTACGCCGCGATGCTGCCCCCCTCGGCCGCCGTCTCTCAGGTGGCCACCGGGGCGCAGTCGGTCACGTACAGCCCGGCCGCCCCGACCGGCGACTACGGGCTCGCCGTGCAGCGGGCCGCGTGGCACCGCTCGTTCGTCGACGGCGCGATCGTCGGGATCCCGATGGAGCTGGCGCTCCCGCCGCTGATCCCCGGCCGGGAGATGGCCCGCGCCGCGCTGCTGCCACCGCCCGCGATCGTCGTGGACGTGCCGCCGTGACGCTGCTGCTGGCCACCGATCCCGTCGAGCTGTACCCGGCCGAGGACCAGGCCGACGCGCACGGCTGGGCGCTGCCCGGCACCGCGCCCGGCTGGACCGGGGCCGGGAACCTCCAGCTCTCGGCGGGCACCTCCGACCCCCGCGCCGCCGACCCCGGAGGGCGCGGCCCGTTCGACCCGGCCGCCGTCGAGGCCGGGTCGCTGTTCCTGCCGATCGACGCCGCCCCGGCCGATGGCATGGTCGCGGTGATACGCGGCCGGGCGTTCGTGGTCTCCAACGTGCGGCTCGTGGTCGACCCGACCGGGGGCGGCGTCGACTGCTACGTGGCCGCGGTGACGGGCACGCTCACCTGGCCATCGGGGGTGAGCGCCGATGCCCGCTAGCGCGGCCTACACGGTCACCGATCCCCGCGCCCCCCGGCACGCCGTCGCCGAGGACATCAAGACGATCGCCGACCAGATCGCCGCCGCCGCCTCGGCCAACTCGCCGGTCGTGACCGGCCGCCTGGCGGGCGCGTACCGCGTCGAGCAGGGCGACGACCCGGCCACCTCGGCCGTCGTCAACGACACGCCCTACGCCCGGTTCGTTGAATACGGCACGCAGTACATGCCCGCCGAGGCACCGCTGGGCCGGGCGCTGGCCGCAGCCCGTGGCGGTGGGCGATGACCAGCCCGGCCCCCGTCATCGCGCAGCCCGACCTCGAAGCGTGGGTGTGGTCGCAGATCGGCCAGCCGGGCGTGACCTCGTTCGCGTACGCCGCCGCGCAGCAGTGGCCCGGCTGGGTCTACACGCATTTCGTCCAGGTCGATTGCCGCGCCAAGCGCAAGACCGCCGCCCGCGACCTGGCCGAGCAGGTGCGGCAGCTCGTCTGCGCCCTGCCCGACGTGCCGTGGGCCGAGGGCGCGGTCTGCTACGT